TAAATCACTCATACTAAATATACGGTTTATTTTTTATTACATTTATAATTGTTATTATCTTAATTATGTTATGTTGATCTAAAAAAATTGAAGATACAATATAAAAATTAAAATAATATAAACTATAATATAATGGACGTCTACTCAAAGAAAACACGCGACGAATTAATTGCGATATGCAAAGAACGAAAAATTAAAGGATATAGTAGTATGAAAAAAGATGAAATAATTCAACTATTAACACCTACACAGATTAATAGTATTCTGGATAATACCGGTACATCATCTATAGCTACATTAAAAATGAATGAAATTATATCGGATAACGCGATTTATTCTATTAAAGATTCGATTGATAGTTATGATAGTTATGTATCTTTAATAGACCTAACAAAACTGGGTACCCAGTTTAGACGAATAGCTGAGGTTTTCGATACTCATCTACATATGCCAATTTCAAAGCGTGAAGTTGAAAAGAGATTTGCTGTAAGTGAAATGTTCGATAAAATCATGTTTCCTATTACGTTTACGTCTCTACAAGATGCGATTGATAAACTTGATAACGCGCCAGGTGATTTACAGAGACAATTACGATCATTTTTCAAAATATTTGCTAAATATGGTTTACATAAGGAAGAAAAAAAGAAAAAAGAAAAAAAGAAAAAGGCCAAGAAAACAAAGGACGATAGCGATAGCGATAGCGATAGCGATAATATTATGTATACATTCAATCCTATATCTAAGTCAGAATGTGAAGCAATTGTTCATCCGGCATTGCGGAATATTTTCAAAAACAAGGTAGATCGAATCGGGTTTATTCAGTCTAAGGGTGGAAAATGTCAGCTATGTACTAGTACCGAACGACTTGCGATCGATCATTGGCGCGCTCATTCTGTTTATAATATCGATGACCCTAAACTAGCGGTTTTACTATGTGAAAAGTGTAATAACACGCATCACAATTTTGACGCTAGCCATTGTATCAAAAAAAACAAAGATCTGCTGTCATATTTGAGAAACTGGATTAAGATTGAAAAAGAAATAAGAGGATATGGGTTTCAACCAAACGAGGTTGATTTGAATACACAGCGCGAATCTATGGTGTATGTGAATAACCATTATTGCCAAAACGGACTTCCGCTACCAGATAGCTTCTGGGAAGGATTGTTATAAACATAAATATGCACGAATACATAAATATCGCAGTTGAATAACTTGTGTTACCAAAAGAAAAATAAAAATAATAAAGAAAAATTTTATTATTTTTATCGTTATTATTATAATTATTGTTATTTATCGGCTCCAGTATTTATCACATATTTTACATACTTGATAGCAATTCTACGCAACTCTTAGCTAGCGCGTTACCAAGATGAAACGGAATTGCGTTTCCGATTTGAACACATCTGTCACTATGTGATCCTATAAATTTGTATGTTCTAGGAAATCCAGTAATAATGGCCCCTTCTCTCACTGTAATACTTCTGTGTTCAACTGGATGAATTTGAAAACTACTATGTCCGGGTACTAGCGTCGGCGCCGGTTTATCGTATGATAATCTATTTGACGAACCTCTAGATGAATAACCCTCCGTCTTTTTTTCATTCGAAATTTGCTTGAATTTGTCTACAGTTGATTCCTTATGATTCATCGGAACATTATCTTGATCTGTAGTAGGCGAGTTTACACCCGCGTAATCCAACAAATTAAAGGCATCTTTTACTGTTAATAAATTTGGCAATGTCTCATCTTCATCGCTATGTGTAATAACTGGCCAGTTCCATTCTTTAGTCACATCCTTTCTAACAGCTACGATGATCAATCTTCGCCTATTTGTATATCCACCATAATTACTACACATTAAGATTTTACTATATACATTATATCCAAGCTCTTCATATCTCTCGAATATATCATCCACCACACTATACATGTATTTGTCCAAGTCTGCCTCCATCGTCTTTCTCTGTTCTTCCAACAACGTTTTTTCTTCTTCCAATTTATGTTTCTTCTCTAACAATTCTGGACTATTATCAACACTCATTTTCTTATTGACCGCAATAATTTGACCTCGATTATTCTTATGGTTAACTATAACATCGTCAATTTCTTCGCATAATTTTTCAATTGATTCATCAAAGTCCATATATAGCTTCTTGCTTACTGGAGCAAAATTTTTCTTTGTTAAAATTTTCATGTTTTTCATTCCGGGAACATTCTCTATAATTGAAATGACTGGTCGAAATTGTTCTACTAACTTTAACTGAGATATGTATAAGTAATTTCTCTCATCATACGGATTTCTAACACCGGCCAGAGAAAACCCCTTACATACCACGCCGCCAATCAATACAGATAAATCACCGGCCTTCATATTATATTCACTAAGCAAATCCTTTTTCGCAATCGTAGTAATATCATCACAAATTACTTGCTTGTCTTTTAGTTCCGGATTATTTAATTTCAATGTATCGAGGCTTTCTTTCCAATTATCATTTACAAACACGACATTAAAATTATTGTTCTTAAAACCTAAATGAGAACCACCAGCACCAACAAATGTCTCGACGATAGTAAACGAATTAGAATTATCCACCTTTAATTTTTTTCCAGCAACACTTGCCTTTGAAATTTTCTTTTTTCCAGTTACTTTAACCTCACCAGTCTGTTTAATACTGTTTTCCATTTTAACTGCGGACATTTTACTTGTTATATTATTCATACCAATTATATTTATATTCAATTTTTATTTATATTACTCCGGAGGGGAGTGCATCCTATACACATTATATATTATTCCATTATTCTATCATTCGTCGTTTAATCCCCCTATTTTACGAAATTCAAATAAAAAACATACATTTCACAATATTGACCGATATGTGAATCGGTCATTTTTGTATATAAATTTATCCCCGAAATTTGCTCGATAAGGGGCTACTTTTTGGATTTCGCTTTTTTGGGACATGTTTTTCATGTAGACAAATTGCGCTACACGATTTTCAAAAATCGCATCCGCCGAGAAAATCATGTAGGTCATGTAGGGAGCTACCTACATATGAAGGGACTTGATTATTACTAAAAAAAGTGGTTGTCATTAGATAAGTGTAGCAAAGTGACTTTTTACAAAATTTTCAAATTGATTTTGGATTTTTAAAAATTACACAAGGTTTTTATGTGTGTTTTTTTATTTTTTGGAAAATGAAATTGAAAAATCGTGAAAAATGTGTTTTAGAGCATAATGCTCTGATTTTTATTTTTGGGTGAAAATATTTGTTATGACAAATTTTTATATATTTATGTGAAATGATTTAGGAAGTTTTTATATGTATCAAATATAGAGTTACAATGGATGACACAAAAATGCCGAAAAATGCCGAAAAATTCCATTGTGAAATGTGTGACTTTAAATGTAGCAAAGAAAGTAATTGGAATAAACACCGTTTGACCCGTAAACACAAAACGAGTTACAAAGGAGTTACAAATGATGACAAAAAAATGCCAAAAAATGCCGAAAATGCCGTAAATGCTTATCACGAGTGTAATTGTGGAAATATATACAAATTCAGACAAGGATTATGGAAACATCAGAGATCGTGTTCAATGATATCAACCGATATTGTATCAAGTGATACGACGATATCAAATGATACGACTATATCGGCTGATTCCATATCAAATAATACTGCCTTAGATTTATCAAGTGGTTATAAAACGTCTCATATTGTTCAAATAGTAGAATTACTTTTAGCCAAAAATAATGAATTTATATCTGATTTGGTAACCAATATAACCGAAAAAAACGGCAATATAATGGAAAAAATGATAGAAATTATGCCAAATATAGGTAATCAGTCACATAATACAAATAGTCATAATACCCAAAATTTCAATATTCAAATGTTTTTGAATGAACATTGTAAAAACGCGATGAATTTAACCGATTTTATCGATTCATTGCCTATTACTGCCGCTACGTATGATCATACTATACAAAATGGGCTTACCAAAACATTAACGAATATGATAACTAATGGTCTAAGTCAGTTGGATATATCTGAGCGACCTATTCACTGTACAGATGCTAATAGAAAAACTATTTACGTGAAAGAAGCGAATATCTGGGAAAAGGATACTGAATTGTTGAAAATTCTATTGGGAATTAAGAATCTAGCTAGAAAACAGCGAACTATGATAAATACATGGAAAGATGTAAATAATGGGTGGGAAAAAGATGATAATATACAAACAAAATTAACAACTTTAATATGCCATTCTATGACTGATATTGAAAATGATGAAAAGGAAACGAGTAAAATTATACGCGCTATTAGTAAAAATGTATATTTGGATAATGAAGCAAAACAATTATACATAAATTAAGTTGTATTACACTACACATATATCATATATCATATATCATATATCAAAATACATCGATTTTTTGATATATGTAGCAAAATCACTTTTTTTATGATTTTTATTTCTTATCTATTACTTCAAATCGTTTATTTCAAAGAAGCATATAACTTTTTGTATGCTGGTACATTGTCGGTTTTTATTATATCATTCAATTCCTTACATATATTGGCTTGTTCGGCCAAGTTGTATTTACCACCACATATCTTTGCCATGATATTCTTAGGATCTAATGTTTCGCATATTACATTATTTATCATCATATTATCGTGCTTTTCCATTAATACGTTATATAATGTTTCTCCATTATATGGGATTCTTGTCACGCCTTCGCACATTTCAACTAGATCATTTGCCTTGACCATTTTTCCCTTGTAGAATACCTTGTGTTCCTTGCTTATTTGTATTGGGGCAGATGGCACATTCTTTCCAAGTGCGTCCTTTTCAATGGAAATTATGTATTTATGAAGAGGTCTGGATTGGGTAATGGCAACAATCTTTTTTCCACGAATGGTATGAATGTCCGTATTCAACTGTTCAATGGCAACGACTCCTTGGTTCGTAGTGACGGGTGTTCCCTTGGGGAAGCAAATAGGAACCATGGATTCAGTAATACCAGCATTCAATACATTTACATTGACTATAATAGAACCACTTTGTAAGGTAACAATAATTTTATTTACGTTAATTCCTAATTGTGCTGCGTACAATGCTCTCACGGTATTAATTATATTCGCTTTTTTAACATCTGATAATGTAGATAAATTACCATTTGGGATAGTCAACTTTGCACTATATTCTACATATGGATCATTTGTCAGCGTAATAATTTCACTCGTCATATTAGAAATATTCACGGCCATTTCTGTAAGTAGAGATGTAAACGCACTGTTGCTTATAACTGCTGCTGGTGCTGCTGCTCTGGCTGCTAGTGCTGCGAGTATGGGTGCTCTTACGGCTTCCGTGTATTTAATTGTAACAGAAGACTTGCCGTAAAAAGAAGAAACTGTATATCCATTGATTAAATCACCAGATGGTAAACTAAGTGCGTTTACTGTAGACGCTGATTCAAAAAAGGCGGTTGTTAAACCGGAACTTAAGAACGAATAAACTCCAATGCTGGTAACAGTTGATGGAATTGTAATGGAGGTCAAACTGGTACCTCGTAACGCATATGATCCAATGCTGGTAACACCCGATGGAATTGTAATGGAGGTTAAAGCTGTCACATTTTGAAACACTTGATCTCCAATGCTGGTAACACCAACTGGAATGGTAATGGATTTCACAGCTGATTGTTGGAACGTATTTGCTAAAATTCTGGTTAATTTAGAACCGGTTTCAAATATTACAGCGGTCAAGTTTGACGCACCTTCGAACGCGCCAGCTCCAATTCTGGTTACATTTGATGGAATGGTAATGGAGGTCAAACTTGACGCACTTTGGAACGAATAAGTTTCAATGCTTGTAACAGTTGATGGAATTGTAATGGAGGTCAATGCTGACGCACTTTGGAACGCAGCATTTTCAATGCTGGTAACACCCGATGTAATGGTAATGGAGGTCAAACTTGACGCATTTTTGAACGCATCTTGTCCAATGCTTGTGTATCCAGAAATAACTACGTTTGATATATTATTACTTGCCAAATTAGCATTGGTTACAACAGATTGCGTTAGTTCACCAGTACCAGAAAATTCATAAGGCAATGCGAGAATAGTTACACCGCTCTTCCCTCCAATTGTTTTATTCGCACCTAAAGCAGTTGGAAAATTAGTCACACCTAACCTAGCAGTATTTATTGTGGCTTGGGTTAAACCGGACGCTAAGAAAGCATTATTCCCAATGGTGGTTACAGTTGCTGGAATGATAATCGAGGTCAAACTTGTCGCATTTATAAACGCATTTTGTCCAATGCTGGTTAATTGAGAACCTGCTTCAAATGTTACAGTGGTCAATGCTGTCGTTCCACGGAACGCATCATTAACAATGCTAGTTACAGTTGCTGGAATGGTAATGGAGGTCAACTTTGATGCGTTTTGAAACGCACTTTCGTCAATGCGAGTAAATTTAGATCCTGCTTCAAATATTACAGAGGTCAACGCCGACGTATCAAGAAACACACTATTTCCAATGCTGGTAACAGTTGCGGGAATGGTAATGGTAGTCAACTTTGACGCAAGTCTGAACGCGGAACCTCCAATACTGGTTAATTGAGAACCTGTTCCAAATGTTACAGCGGTCAATGCTGACGCGCCTTCAAATGCACTATTTCCAATGCTGGTAACAGTTGATGGAATTATAACGGAGGTCAAACTTGACGTATTGAGAAAGCTTAATTCGCCAATGCTGGTTAATTGAGAACCGGCTTCAAATGTTACAGTAGTTAAAGAAGACGCACCGAAGAACGCACTTGCTCCAATGCTGGTAACAGTTGCGGGAATGGTAATGGAGGTCAAAGATGACGAATTGTAGAACGCAAAATTTCCAATGCTTTTCCAGCCAGTACCTAAAGTAACATTTGCTGGAGAACCAGCACCAGTGTAATTTGCGGAATAAAACGTCGTATCTCCGCTAACATATGGAATAGTAGTAGACATTATATTATAGCTAAATATAAAAAATATTATTATACATACAACAAATAATAAGACCACAAATAATAAGACCACATATTTAACTAGTCAAATAAAAATGAATATTTATAAATGTTGTGTGTTTACAGCTAAATAAATTATAAATGTATAAATTCATAATTTAATTATTTTAACTTAGTTTATAGTTCTAATGAATAATGTTGTTATTAAAATGATGATCCGAAACCTCCACCAAAGAAATCATTGGCTGCCATTGGTTCCATTATAGAGCCAGGTGTGGATGCGCCTACAAGCGGCGTCTCTGGACCACCGTACATATTGTTGAAATTGGGTGTTTGAGGAATAGAATACTCATTTGATTGGCTTTTCATATTGGTCATTTGAGATTGCGGTGGTGGCATACTCATTATTTGTTGTTGTTGCAGAGGAGGAGGTGGGGGCATC